GAGAGACTGATCTGGTCTTGGGTTTCTTAATGCTTGAGGATCATCCATCCTGATCTTACCAAGCTGTAATTGTGGTTGATCTTCGTCTAAAACATCTTTACCAACCAGTAATCCAGTTGGTCTTTGATTCTCGATCTGAGGAACAAGGTCTTTTTTAGCATATCGAAATCCAGTTCGATCACAATACCCAAAAGCATATTTACCCGCAGCAAATGTTGTCATACTGTTGCGTAGCCTCCCGGCGAGATATACAAAGAAGCTTTCCCTCTATCGGCATCGGCAGCTTCAACCCACTGCTCTTCATAATCTGCTTTTAAGAAAGTGCTTCTATTGGTGTCTGGCCCATACTTAATACTTAGCTTGTAAGCCAAACCAGCGACCAAACAAGGAAGGAATCTAGACGGAACATCTATGTTGTTAGAAGCGGGAGAGCCGGAATCTTCTACTCTTTGCATATAATAATAAACAAGCGTGTAAGTCTTTTGACTGTCTGGAGAAGGCCAAAGATTCACAGATATTGCAGAAGGATCTTTCTCAATATAATACTGAAGTGGCTTACTTTGTGTAAGCTTGTTTGAAAGATGAGAGTATTGACTTATAGACATCCTATTGAGTGTCTGGTCAAACTGATTACTTACATCATCAACATCAGTTCTGATGAATGCCTCTACGATATCAAGGACATCGCCAGACAATGTATATCGACTTGTTCCAGCGGTAAGAGTTTGACTGCCTTCTTGAACAGTCCAAAGGTTCAACCCTCTGTTTTGCCATTCAAGCATTAACAGATCAATACTTCTTCTCGCTGTACGATAATCATAGCCGCCACGAAGCTGAAGCCCAGCCCTTTCAAAAGCCTCTTCAATGGCATCGCCAAGATCTAATGTAAATGCATATGTTCCGCTAGTAGCCATTAGATAAACCTACCTCTGGTCTTGCCTTTTATAGCCTTGCCATCAATAGCCCTAATCCTACCACCAGCTTTTTTCTGAACGGTTGTGGTGTGTGAAGCTGCGGATTCTATTCCTCGCCTAATCATCTCTTTTTTAGCTAGCTCTTTCGCTTCTTCTTCTTTTTCTTTTCTTTCATTTACTTTCTTATCGTAATGATCACGACCAAGACTTCCGAGAAGATGTTTGTAAGGGCCAGTTCCGGTAGCAATTCCGTAAGCAGGGCTTATAGCCCCAAGAAGTTTACTTGGCATATTACTTTTTCCTTTTCTTCTTCCTAGACTCAGACAAAGCGATAGCAACCGCTTGCTTTTTGCTTGTTACCTTTTTACCTGAGCTAGATTTAAGCTTTCCCTGTTTATACTCACCCATCACCTTTTTTACTTTACGCTTAGCGGGTGAACTAGAAATCTGTTTCTTTTGCTGCGCTCTAGAAATCGTCACTTGACTCTCAAAGAACCTCTGTTCTTTTTCTTAGAAACTACTTTAAGATTTTTCTTCTTATTATTCAAGGCGTTACCATCTTTATGATGAACATCTTTACCATCACCTTTTTTTACAGCGCCTGTTCTCAAAAGCTTACGTCGAGCGGCATTTCTACCTGCTCGACGCTTCTTTTGATCCGGCTTTGAATGGAAGTGTTTGTACTCTTCCTTGTAGTTTCTAGCCATTAACTTTTAGATTTTGTTGGAGTTTTTCGCTTTTTCGCAGTTGGTTTAGCCTCTGTATCTTTCTTAGACGCCTTCTTTTCTTCTTTTTCCTCTGAAGACTTGTCAGCATTTTTTGAAAGCTCCTTCAACCTAGCCTCTGCTTCCGGCTTACGCATAGGATCATAAACAACAATGTCATACTCGCCATCATTAGTTTCACCTGTGCCATCCGTATTTTTTGATCCAATCTGATAAACCTCTTCGCCATCAGCAAAATTACCATTGACGAATATTTGTAGTTTAGCCATGAATCCTCCTAACTACTAAAATGTTTTAATGCCCAGATAACAACGCTATAGGTATCACCATTTGTATGATCGTTTGTTGTAAGCAACAAATCACCATTCACACCGGTGCCAGCATTATTAGATATTCCGGGCAACGCAATGCTGCTGTCGGTAAAATCCCAAGTATCAGTCCAGTCTTTAGGAGCTTGAGCAATAAAAACATTGGTATCTGCATTCCAGTGAAGTTTAAAACCCATCCCAATATTACTAAACCAGAGCCTCTGGAGAGTAACCCGACTACAGGCTTTGCCCGTCATTGGATCACTTTGCAGAGCAGAAACATCAACTTTAGCAACGGCACTTTCTCCAGTACCGTCACTAATGTTGGTGAATTTCATTACAAGGTTTTTGCCGCCATCAACAATAGTTTGTGATGTAACTGCATCAGCCATAGTAACTCCTATTCAAATGGTGTAGCTAAAGTACCGTCGCCATGCAAGTATGCTTCGCAATGCCAGACAGCGGCTGTAGTTGCAACTAATCGAATAATACCGCCAACCAGCCATCCTTGACCAGCACTGCCTAAGTCAATTGTGTCATCGTCACTTCCATCAGGGATAAAAGTATTATTATCGGTAGCTGTTGCTGGATCGAATAGGTAAGCAAAACCAGAAAATAAATCACTGCTATTATCTGTATTGATCTGACCTGCACCTGTAAATGTAGTACCAACTATAAAGGTATAGTTTATTCCTGCCGCTGCGGTAGGTAATGTTACAACAATACCCGCTGCACGATTTAGCGTATAGACAGTGCCTGAGTCGGTAGATTCTACTGACTTGGTAGCACTAGTGATACTGCTGACGTTAGCATAAGAAGAGACATATCCAGTAGTGGTAATGTTACCGCTACTATCTACATCTAAGTTTGTGGTAATAGCACCAGTGGTACTATTCTTTGAGATTTGCTCAAATCCGCCTTCTGAACGGACTGGGCCATTGAACGTGGTATTAGCCATTATTATCTCCTGTCGTGGCTAGTGTCTAATGTTCCATGTGGAACAATTAGTCAGGAAAGAAAGGGGGCGCAAAGCACCCCCATATCCGTTAGCTTGATCCGGGTGAACCGTAAATTCCAAGTGGATCAGATACCCCAAATGAGTATCTTTCACGCGCCTTGTATCTTACGTTACCAGTATCGAAGTCTCCATCCATGCTTGTCTCAAGCGAGGTACGCTCGAAATGCTTCAAGCCATTAGGAATATCCGTAATGACATAGAATGCATTTGAGTCAGTCAGATAATGATTTACCGCATAACCTTCTGGAATCGCTCCCAGATTTCGGATAGCGTTAATATCATTGTCTGCTGTAGCAACACGCTGTGTAGACTCTAGCAGTCGATCTGCTGTAAACATCAAAGCCGGTGGAACGATCAAACGACGAGGTCGTGCAGCAATCAACAGACCACGCTCATCGGTGAATCCAGCAATTGAAATAATTGCATTCTCCAAAGATGTTTCGTTTAAGTCTGCTGCTGTAGCAGGGCGGTTACTATTCTTTCCGCCATTAACCTGTGGGTGTCCGTCACCGCCAGTAACACCATCACCAGATGCAGTGAACAGGTTAACCCCGTCACCAGACTGATATGAATTGGTGAAACCATTGTTAAGAGGATTAACCGACTTAACTTGCTTGGTATACGCCATAGCACGGGCAAGAGCCTTGGTATAACGTGCAGACAATGAGTCATACAGGTTATCTTCCATCGCTTCTTCCGTAATTGCGAATCCCATAGCAATAGTTTCGTGGTTATATCGTGCAGTGAAAGCTTCTTGCGCTGAATCATAAGAGATTGCAGAGCCTTCGTTTTTCACAGGAGCAGCTCCAAAACCACTCAACTTCACTTCCTCTTCAAAAGAACGTTCAGAGCTTTCTGTCTCATAAATGAGTTCATGCTCGTCTTCGTACTTACCATACTCCAAACCAAAAAGGGCATTAAGTCCCGGCAGGAGTTCTTTAAGCATTTGCGCTCTAGAAATAGCCATCAGTTATTCTCCTTATACGCCTAGTTTGGTTTCGTATGCATGGCTTAGTGGCAAATATGTCACCAAACAATCCGTATAGGTATCACCAACCGAACTGGTCGGGCCGTCTACGAATTCTAGAACACGAAGTGGTAAAGTGTTGGTAGTAGCAATAGATCCGCCATCAAGGGCGTTCTTGCTTCTACCGATTGAAGTAGATCCCGCTGTATTAACCGCTGAAACATTGTTTCCAAGTCCAGTCTGAGCAATAGCCTCATCTCCCTGCATTCGGAAAACAAGTTTCGGATCATCAACAACATACGCCATAATGTCGGATGCCGCTGTAGAAGCCGGAAATTGCTGGTTAAAAGTTAGCTGGTTGGAATTAGGATCAGTGTAGGAGCATCCTACAAAAATACCGATAGTTCCTGCAACAACAGCAGTCGTGACCGCCGCTCTCTCTATCGTTCCAGAACTAACTACTTTGACGAAATCGCCATAAAAAATTGCTGTACCATAAGCACTTGCTATCTTAATGTGCCGAACTTTTCCTGAATAAGAGCCGCTCGCACTAAGAGTGTTTACTGGTTCAGCGCCCATTGGGGTTGCTGTGGTAGCCATAAATGACCTCCTTTAATTATAGAAACAACCCAGCAACTTGGGTTAGTCTCTACCAAAAGTTGTTCTCGTGCTGCGCTCTGGGTTTAGCAGAGGCATACGAGGGTCGTTTTCGCGCATAAAGTTATTATCAACAGACTCCATTTGATCATTTGCTACTTTCTGGAAGTGAGCAGATCTAGAAGCCATTGTTTCAGCGGGAGCCTTACATAATAGCAGACCACCTACTTCAAGATTGCCTTGAAACTTAGAACCAACATCTGGTTGCAGCTTTAATTCAGGATGGTCTTCAGCCTTACAAGGCTCCCAACCTTCTCTAAACATCTGCGAAACATGAGTGTTATCTGGTTGTCCAAGGATACTGGTTCGTACCCATCGAAAAACCCAACCCTCTTGTGGCTCTGGATCTGGCAGCGTTGAAGCTGGTATCCACTTATCGCTCGGTCTCTCATCCGCTTCACGCGAAATATTGTTTCTTGGTGTGCGCTCTTCAGGCATCAAAAATTCCCCTTAATGAGTTCTTTTGCATACTGTTCATTGGTTAACCCAAGTCGCTTGGCGAGAGCTACCTGAGTGGACGTTAACTGTACTTTGCGCGGTTTAGCACCATTATTCCTTGCGGAAGGTGCCACCACCGACGAGGGCTGGTTGGCAGTCACAGTCGCGGTACGTCCATCTGTATCGCTTTCATCCTGCCATCCAAAATCTGGGTATGAACCTCTCATACCATTATCCACATACTGGAAGTATTGAGGAGAGTTAGGTCTTAACCCGTGATCTCTCAACGCTTCCTCATGTAAGCCATAAGCCGTCGCAGTCATTGCTTTATTTTCTGGATTCATAAACCAAGGATTGCGGTCAGCCCAAGCTGCTGATTCTGGAGAAGGTTCAGGCGGAGGCACTTCCTGCGAAACCGCTGGCGCTACAGGGGGTTGTGGTTGATACGCTTGCTGTTGAGGGGGCGGCGGTTGCCACTGTCCCTGTTGAGGCAAGCTGTCCTCATACCGTTCAGCCTCTGTTAGCTCTGCCTGAGCCTTAATCAATTCTTCCTGAGAAGAGACTACGTTATCCGTATCTCCCTCTTCATACGCCTTCTTGTACTTAGATCTGGCGTTTTCAAGAGTCATTTCAGCTTTCTGTTTAACAGTATTAATCAATGCGCCTTCGCCTCGACTGATTAAAGCTTCATACTCTTTGTTTTTGTTTGCAAGAACTTGAGCGATCTTCACCGCCTCATCCCGCATCCTTTCAGAAGCTTCTCGTTGCCTACGTTCCTCGTTTTGCTCGTAACGCAGTTTGTTGATTCGCTTCTTAACTTTCTCGCTATAGCCACTTAATTCGTCATCTTCATCTTCAGATGAGGATGATGATTTTGGCGGTCTGCGATCTTCCGGCGGCCTGTCATCAACAATTTCGTACTCAATATCTGAGACCTCTGAGTCCGACTCTTGCTGACTGACATCGCCTTTCTTGCTAATAGTTGTTTTAACACCAAAGAATTTCTCTTCAGCACTTGCAGGAGAATCAATCTCCAGTTCTTGTTGCGCTTCACTCATACCTTAACAATCCCCCTTGGATCTTCGATAACAGCTTCCACTGAATCATCGTTAATCAAACGAAACTCCTTTCCATGCACTTTAAATCTAGTGCCTGAATAAGACCTCATTAGAATAAAATCACCTTCTTTACAAAGAGGGCCGGTGGGGAACCGCGCAGGGTCATTATAAGCGTCAGCCCCTAACTTAAGGACAACACCAACAATAGACCCTATTTCCTCATCATGCAGAGTTGTACTGGCCTTTAATATGCCACCCTCTGTTTTTTCGTCAGGTTCTGGTAATGCGATTAACAGCTTATAACCCACTGGGTCAGGCAACTGCTTTGCCTTGCGAGACTCTTCGTCCTCGATTTCGTTTGTTGCTAATGCTTCTGACATTAGATATTTCCTATGCACTGGAAAATCGCGTCCAGAGTCGCGTTGCACCGCTTATGCGGAGAATTATGCCTTCTCGTACCTTTCTTTTAGGTCGAGAAGTTCTCTCTCAGCTATTGCCAGACCTTGTATGATCCCGCAACACTTAGAGTATTCACTAAAATCAGAACAACCACCTCCCCTGATGTGGT